TTGTGCCGTATCAACTTTAATGTCTGCTGCAATGCCTTGGGCATGAGTTCCGGGTTTCTCCTTCCTAGCTTCTAATGGGTGGTCTGGGCTACGATAGCCACTGGTTATAACAAACGGGAAGCCACAACGTGCTCTTAACAAATCTAACTTCAATAACAAAGAATCACTAATCTCGTTCTCGCCTGTGTGTTGACAAGCAAACTCTTCTTTAGTGAAGTAGTCTAAATCGTTGTTGATGTTATACATCTGTGTACTCCCCCTCAATGGGTTCTTCATTACCGGATATAACAGTGGTTTCACCGCCTACGCCAGTAATGGAAATGTTGATAGAGCTTTTACCACCAGTAGCCTTATCCTTCTCGAAATAGCTAACAGGTAATAACCTATCCATGCAGAGCTTCCAAGCTGCTGCTTGATTCTTGTGGTCATCATCTAACGCAGCGTTGAGAATGCTGTCTAACACCTTCCTACTCTTAGGAGACGCTAACATTCTAGCCTTATATTCGTTAATGATGGAAGCATCACCTTTAGGTCTGCCAACGCTGTTGCGGCTTCCTTTGGTAACACTAGCGACCTTCGCCTTCTTAGGTCTTCCTATCTTCTTTTCTGTCACAGAATTGCCTCTATAGAGATTCTATTGATAACTATGTAGCTGCTCAACACTCTCTTTAAAGACTTTAGAGACTTTAAAGCGTTAGAGACTTTAGAGCGTTAAAGACTTTAGAGCGTTAGAGACTCTAAAGCGTTAGAGACTTTAGAGCGTTAAAGACTTTAACGTATTAAAGACTAAAAGGTAATAATTATTAGTAACCTTAAAGCATCCTATAGGACGTTAGAGAAGAATTGAGCAACTCTTTTTAAACTATATAGCTATTATAGCATATTTTTTAACAAAAGTCAAGAAGTATTTTCACTATTAGGCTAAATAGTTTCTGAACCACTGGTTAAATAGTCTCCCCTGTTCCTTTATAGGCGGATTCTCAAGCATAACAGCGTCTCCGCAGTGGCTTTTTTATCTCCTTTATAATCAACAACTTAGACTATATAGCTATGCGTTATAATGGCACAGCTTTTTAGTCCTATTTTACCTCTTTTTTGTATCTGAGGTGGTACAGTAACAATTCTGCAGCACCACAGCCCTCCCCCGCCCCCTCTATCACACCCACCTCAGCCTGTCTAGCCTCAACTGTGACCAACAGAGGCTATAAAGTCATCCACAGGTTATCCACAGGCTATAAAGTTATCCACAGGCTGAGGAGTGACCAACAGAGGCTAATCAGTCACCATAGTTTCTGTACAGTTGATGAGTGAGTGTGCTAGCGGGTACTACTCAGCACTACCATGACCAATACAATCTAATCAGTCACATTAAGAATTGACTATGCAACTCCTTGTGTGCTACTCGCGCGTGCGCGCATAATAGAAAGTAGGCATAGCTCTACCGTGACTATATCAGCGTTTTCGGTCACTCGTTTATGTGTACCCTGTTTGACTGTTTCTATACTATGAGCTTATCAACTAACAAACAAGGTGGACATTATGAAAAACCAAGAGATTTTCGAGAAAGTAACCGCTCAGATCATTGAGAATCTAGAGCACGCAACCAAGTGGCAAAAGCCGTGGGGCAACATTGCAACAGGTGACGCTCCGCACAATGGCATCACTGGACACGCATATAGCGGGATCAATTGGATGGTACTATCATCAGCGCCATATAACAGCAAACAATGGCTGACCTATAAACAAGCTGTCGCTTGCGGTGGCAACGTTAAGAAAGGCGAAAAAGGCACGCAGATTGTATACTTTCAGATGCTCAAAAAAGAAGACAAACAAGGCAACGTCTCAGCGTTCCCGTTGCTTAAGGTTTATACAGTGTTCAATTCTGAGCAGTGCGAGAATATTTCGGGCATGAAAAACTATATCGTGCCAGTTATCCCACAAGGCGTTAACTACCAAGGCAACGTGGCCTGCTTCATCCCTAGCAGAGACGAAATCAGAATGCCACCTGTCGAAGCGTTCAAGGATAAGGCCAACCATGACGCAACGCTCTTGCATGAGTTGACGCACTGGACAGGTCACAAGACGCGCTTGGATCGTTTAAGCGGTGACAAATTCGGCGGTGAAGGATACGCCTTCGAGGAATTGGTCGCAGAGCTAGGCGCGGCGATGGCTGGTAGTTTGCTTGGTCTGCCATACGAGGGATTACAGCACGCGGATTATATAGCTAATTGGCTCAAGGTTCTAAAAAGTGACGTAAAGCATATATATAGCGCTGCGAAACTCGCAAGCAAGGCAGTCAATTACTTAATCGAAAATGCGGGCAGCGCTGAAATAGCGGTAGCTGCTTAGGTGTTGCTTTAACAGGTGGTATTGTTTACAGTGTCACCGATTAAACCAATAGACAGGGATTAACTGAAATGATAACTATAGAAGAAATTCAAAAATCAACTACGATTAATCAGAATGCCAAACAATGGGCGATCGATAACCTAGACTATCTAAATAAGCCAATGCAATATTTGGGTAGTTCGGTGAAAGTAGAGAAAGGCGCGGACAAATTTGATACATATATCCAGTACTTACAGCCAGCGGATAAAGTGGCTACTAATACGCTCTGCGCCTTTGCTACTGCGGCTGGGTGTAAAAAACCCTGTCTTATTAGTTCCGGCCAGTTGGGTATGAGTACAGGCCAGCGCGCAGCTACCAAGCGCACTATTTTAATGCTTTTGCGTCCCGATAGCTACAAAGCTTCACTACTTGCAGAAATTGACAAAGCCGAACGCAAAGCGCTGAAGACTGGCGTTCCGGCATTGTTCCGTCTTAATGGCACTACCGATATAGACTACACTGATATAATTAAAGAGCGTCCTAAATCACTGTTTTATGACTACAGCAAGGTATTGTCCAACGTGCGCAAAAATACGCTTGCAAACTATGATTTGACTTTTTCTGGCAGTATGTACAGCAAACAAAGCAGAGCGGCTTTGCGTAAAGCAGTTACAGCAGGTCACCGAATAGCAATGGCGTTTAATACAAAGCTTATTGCAAGTGATGCTTTGACAATACCAGATAATCTAGCAAATTTTGATAAGACGGATTTGCGGCACTTAGACGGTAAAGTTATAGGCGCATTGACTCGCAAAGGTAGCAATAAAAAACAGCGCGCCTATGATGACGAACAAAACCATAGTTTTTTTGTTACTAGCACCAATTTAAAGCAGTTTAAAGACATAATAGCGATAGGGGGTTAAACAATGTACATAATGAGCGACAACGATATCAAAGCATATTTTGATGGTAGTAATATCACACTGGCAGAGTTATCAGTAATAACTGGTAAAACTGTAGAACAACTAAAGAAAATTTTGATGGGAAGGTGACACAATGAACAGCGCATACAAAAGAATGATAGAGAAGGAAAAGCGACAGGACAAACTTGCAAAAGCTTGCGGCGTGCTGCTACTGGCAACGCTGGCCGTCATAATCAATGGCGGCTGGTATATCGGCTTGTTTATGCGGTATAGTTAAAACAGGCGATTTAAGGCGTTCTAGGCGTAGGCAGTACCCTAGCATAGAAACAGGCACAAAAGCCGTTAAAACGCACGACAGGCCGTTTAAATGGCATTAATGATCAATAGGTGACGATTATGTTTAATTATAGCGAATATAGAGAGGCGGAACAGATAACAGGGAAGAAAGGTCAAAAGCTGTTTGACTGGATGCAGTCTTTTTCAGAGGATTGGATAGTTAAAAAAGAAACTGCAATAGACGGTGAAGATGTTTTCACCAGTGTCAAAGTTGCCTACACAGATGGTGATGATGGTTTAATGATTTTTAGCTCTGGATCAGAGATATTTGACGATGATGGCGTCTCTGTTTCTGTTATTGGTGGTTATTGTGATATAAGCTATGAGACAATGCAGAATATCATGTTTGAAATGGAAGAGACTTTAAAGCTCTAGAGACTGAAGAGACTTTAAAGCTCTAGAGACTGAAGAGACTTTAAAGCTCTAGAGACTGAAGAGACTTTAAAGCTCTAGAGACTGAAGAGACTTTAAAGTAGATAACCATTAATAGTTATAATTAAAACTTTAAAGAGTTTAAGAGAACTAAAGAGTGATATTTTATCATAATTTAACGTAAAAATCCAACAGGTTATTAATAATGGCTAGACAAAACAGGTTTTATAAGAATGAAAGCACGCATCCTCGGTTATTAGTTGGTGGTATGTATACCGTTAAACAGCTCTCAATCATAACAGGGGTGCATATTAACACTGTATATGGTAGACTTGGACGCGGTAACCGAAACAATGTTATATTGGACAAGCATTTGGTTGATACCAGAGAATTACAGGTGTGGCCAGTGTTAGAAACTAAAGCTGATAAATTATCGGCGGAATGGTTAAATAGGAGGTTGGTTCAGTGACAGAATTTCAGCGCTTTATGATAGAGGGATCGATGGATCCATATATTCAAGCATTGGCTAAAGCATCCGCAGATGTTATTGATGGACGCCTGAGCTTAAAGGATGCCGAGAGGGTTTACAACGTATCATCAGACGTGATAGTGTATTTCATTGTAGAGTCCGAAGAGTACGACAAAATTTACTATAAAAAGAGAAACTAATATGCTTTTATTTAATAAACACTTAAACATCGATTTTAGAAACGGAGTAGGCTTTGATCTGGAATTTGCAGATTCGAAACCAGTGTGGGTTTATAACGTAAACACTGATGAGACCACGGCAATGCCGTTTGAGGGCGTAGTAGTACTACTGCCATTTGTTCTGATAAGCTATGGCATGGTGTACGACTATGAATAACATTGCAGAATTTGAGCACTACATTCGATGCCATTTGGCTGAGTTTAACGAGACCCGCAACTGGGACGGTTTTATAGGTAGTTTGCCAGAGAAAACAACAGACGAGATTTGCCACGCCTATATTAAAAACATGCCGTCAACGATGGACGACATTGTTCCGGCTATCTGTGATGATCAAATGGCATTTATTAATAACCTGTACGCTTTATCGCACGTCATGGAAGAGTTGAAGACAGATATATTCTTATACCTAGAAACCTCTATTCAACGTGTAATAGACGAACAGATGGTATATGAGGGCTACACTAAACCAGAACCGTTTGCTGGCTATGAGGTAGGGCAATGATGATATATACATTTTTAGAGTTACTGGTACAGGCACTGGTGCTTGTATTGTTTGGGACACTTACTTTCGGCGGACTGTTGATTGTCGAGGATAAACAACGGGAGTTTATGAAGCGCAGAGAGGAGAGAAATAGAGGAAAAGACAATGAGTAAAATACACCAACCCTGTCCAGATTGCGGCAGCAGCGATGCTTTGCAAATCAACGACAATACAAGCACATATTGCTACAGTTGCGGAATATACACTAAACCGCACGATGGCCAGTTCTCTGTTGAAGTTCCAAAGAGTCAAGAACCAGCACCAAAGCCAGCATTCAATGCTATTGAGAATATGCTGACCACTGGTCGTTACAGTTCTATAATCAGCAGGGGTTTAACCACTGACACTGCAAAGACTTACGGCATTCTCGAAACACCAGAGAAAACCTACTTTGCATACTATGATCCAGAGAGTCCTACAATACCTGTTGCCGCTAAAGTCAGACTACCAGACAAGCAGTTCTCTGTTGTTGGAGATTGGAAATCAGCAGGTCTATACGGTCAGCAACTATTCAACGGTGGTGGTAAGTACATTACAGTCTGTGAGGGCGAATACGATGCCGCGTCAGCCTACCAGATGCAGGGCAGTAAGTTTCCCTGCGTTAGTGTCAGCAACGGTGCTCAGAGTGCCCTGAAGGATTGTAAGGAAGCATACGAGTTTCTCGACAGCTTCGATACCATTGTTATATGCTTTGATAGTGATGAACCCGGCACTAAAGCAGCCAGAGAGGTTGCAGAGTTGTTTGGTGGCAAGTCGTCGATCATGAAGCACACCAACGGCTACAAAGATGCTAGCGACTACTTAGTTGCCAATGACACTAAAGCATTCACAGCAGCATTCTGGGCAGCAGAGAAGTTTGTACCAGATGGTATTATCAATGGCGCTTCACTCTGGGATGAGGTAAACAAGCCAGTGGAGAAAAGTGCTGTCATGTACCCGTGGGACGGTTTAAACAAACTAACCTATGGCATCAGAGAGGCAGAGCTGGTTACCATTACAGCCGGTTCTGGGCTTGGCAAGTCTCAGTTTGTACGAGAGATTGTCTGGCACATATTGAAGAACTCAGAGGATAACATTGGTCTACTGTTCCTTGAAGAGAACGCACGAAAGACCGCACTGTCGCTTATGTCTTTAGCAGCTAACAAGCCACTACACCTGCCGGACGTAGAGAGCACTGAAGAGGAGCGCTGGGAAGCCTTCGAAGACACTATGGGGACGCAGAGATTGTTCCTGTTTGATCACTTCGGCTCTACCAGTGTTGACAACATCATAGCCCGGTGTCGCTACATGGCTAAAGCACTTGACACAAAGTTCCTATTCCTCGACCACGTTAGTATTGTGGTGTCTGCTCAGAGCAACGGTGACGAGCGTAAAGCACTGGATGAGATTTGCACCAAGCTGCGGATGTTAGTGCAGGAAACAGGTATAACCTTATTCATGGTCAGCCACTTGAAGAGACCGGATGGCAAAGGCCACGAGGAAGGCGCTGTAAGCTCTCTATCACAGCTCAGAGGGTCTGCTAGTATTGCACAGCTCTCAGACATGGTGATAGGATTGGAGCGTAACGGTCAGGCAGACGACCCCATAGAGAGAAACACCACCCATGTTAGGGTGCTAAAGAATCGTTTTTGTGGTACTACAGGTAAAGCTGGTGGGTTGTTATTTGACCAGAGAACTGGTAGAATGAACGAACTAAAAGAAGAGGGATTATAAAATGAGATGTGTAGCGTGTAACAAAGCACTGTCAGACTTTGAGTCAACTAGAAAGTCTGTACATAGTGGCGACTATCTTGATATGTGTAATACTTGTTTCAGTTACACTGACGAAGACATTGCTACAATCGACAGGGACGATCTAAGAACTGAAGCAGATAACGTATTGGAGAGTCAAGAATATGAGCAAGATTGGCAATTTGGTGATTGAGCTGCAAGAACGAAAAGCAGCGGTCAAGCATTTAAACCCTTATAACAAGTATAGTGATAGAGACAATGCAGCGAGACAATACTATGTTGATTACACTAGATATAGAGACAAACACCAGCCACGACACGATCTGGTGCGTAGTTACTGAGGAGATTCCATCTGGTAATGTCGCTGTGCATACGTC